CTTACTATCTTTCTTCTTATCTTCTTCAAACTTATCTAGTATACTATCTATAGTACTCTCTAAGTTTATATGGTTGTATGCTCTTAGCTTTATTAGCTGTCCAAACTTATGTACATATTCTTTATCAGTTAAATACTCATATCTATATTGTATCTCTACTATCCCTAATTCATCTGATTGTTGGTCACCTACCAATATACCTTTACTATATATACACTCATGGTTAATACACATACTAAAGTAATCATAGTATTCTTCTTCATAATTAAAACAATCTTTTGGTATATCTTCTATGTCGTCTATTATGCAACATATTATATCCTTACCACATACAGGGCACTTACCTATTGTCCAGTGGTTATACTTCTTATAATCTAACAAACCATCACTCCTTACATATTAATAAAACTCCTTACATTGTAATGTAGGTTTAGATGGTATCCTTTTGCCTTCTAAGCTATTACTTATCCTTCTTGTTACAATAAGTATCATCATCTAATATAACTATCTCTTCCCTCGGTTCATTACCATATAGTATATTATCTATATCCTTTCTACTGTCTATAAACATATCAAACAATTCTTTAAACTGTTCTACTGTTATACTATCTCCTATACTGTTGTCTGTGTATAGATCTAGCATATAACCTAATGCTTCATTATATCTCTGGTCATATTCCATTGTTCTCACCTCTTTCTCTATACTATCCTAAATGTTACATAGTTGTCTGTACTACATAAAAACCTATATTCTTTGTTTAACCTTTCCATTAATTCACTATATAGATATTTAACTTCTAAATCTATTGTTGTTATTCTATTCTTACATGAGTGCTCTATCTTTTCATTTACATAATCTATACACGCTTTATGATATATATTTATTGCTTCCTGTTTACTTATTAATGTATTCCTTCCTTGTCCTGGTGGTTCTGGTCTTGGTCTTGTAGCTGGTATTACTGCTGGCATTTATTATCAACCTCCCATTTAACAATCTGCATCTCCATAAGTTATAAGTCCTTTTTTAAATTCGTGTTCACCTTCTAACACCCATTTGCAATGCCTATCTACTTCTTTTGTAACTATCTCTAAAGCTTCTTCTTTGTTATCAGCTACAACAATAGCACTCTGGTATGGGTGTCCTTCATAAGACATGTATTCATATATATACACATAATCACCTCTATTTATATTCTTCTTTCCATTTCTGTACTATCTTAAATAAATAAGCCTGCATATCTAACTTATCCTCTTTACTTTTCTTATAAGCTGTATGTATCTCTGCATGACTTTTATTACTTAGATATATTAAATTACTTATGTCATATACTCTGTTCTTATCTTCCTTAACTTCTTTTATGTGATGGGATAGTTCTCCGTGGATTATCTTATTGTATTTATATAGTTGGTATATATCTAACCCATTAAATCTACTCTTACATTGTTGTGTTAGCTTTATCCATTGTTTTGACCTGTATATCTTAGTGTTTTCTTTATCTCTGTTGTATAGGTCATATTCTTTATTCCTTAGCTTGTTTCTTTTCTCTTTGCATTTATTATCGCAATCCTCTTGGCTCTGTGGTACTTTAATCCCGCAGTAAGGGCATAGTTTAAATAACATTTTAAAACTCTATCTTTATGTGTTTTTTTATTATATCTTTAGCTACTTCTCTTATTTCTTCCATTGCTTTATCTGCATCTACATTAATTCTGACTTTAATATCTTTGCTCATTTTTTTATACGGTTCTGCATTTTTTATTTTATCTAGCATTTCTCTTGCTTCTTTTTTTAATTCATCTGCATAACCCAAAGGTTTTAAATACCCTCTACACTTATTACAATTTAGACCATCTCCATGCCTAAGAACAAAAGTCTTGCCACACTGTTGACATTCATATAATATTTTCATATTTTAAAGCACTCCTTTACACAAAATAAAAAGGACACCTATTACAGTGTCCATATGAATATAATCTCCTAAACTATTTTAGGTAAGTAAAAAGCACCTAGTTAGTAGTTGGGAGAGTACTACTATTCTAAGTGCCTTTTAGTACATATACATAACAGTTACTTTAAACTTTTATTTACCTTTCGGTATTGGCGGAGGTAACAGGACTTGAACCTGCACATCAATATAAAATATCGACTACTCATAGTTTAGCAAACTACTGCCTTACCATTAGGCTTATACCTCCATATATAGGAGCACCCACATAAGTGAGTGCTTAGCAGTTACCTTGTACGATAATCCCTTTTCGTTGTTCTTACCATGTTAACCTATAAAAATTAGATAGGGGATAAAACTCTAATCTTCTATACTATTATTATAACACCTTATATATTTTAAATGTTCTCAAAAAGTTCTCATTTTCGTATCACATTTTTCTTTGTTATCCAATTTAAAAGTTTTATAATTCTAAGCTCCTCTGCCACTGCTAGTATAAATTTCTCCCAAGATTTTTGTAACTCTGTTTTCTTATACATTTAATCACACCATAATTTTTATCATAAAATTCTACCAATTCTTTTGTTATTTTCACTAGTTCTCCTGCTTCTTTATACTTCTTTTCTTTATATAAAAGCCTTCCAGATTCTTTAGTTAATTTTTCTATAATATATATCATTTTGCATCTATTCAACGTATTAAACATTTAATCCTCCTTAAACACTGAATCTTAGTACTATTGTCTGTAATTCTTCGTTTGTAGCTTTGTATTGGGTATGTTCTTCATAACCACTCCAGTTATCTACTCCTGCTATTCGTAAAGCGTCGAGAGTATCTCTCGCTCTCAGTAAGCATAGAAAACATTCTTCACTTATTTGTACCATTTAATATCCCCCCTTAATATATAATCCAATTTAAATTATTTTTAAGAATCTCATTTTAGCATATGGCAAAATACCTATCCCAGTGTCCACATAATAACTTCTATCTGTTTCTTTAATTATTTCATATTCTTTTTTTAATTCTAATCTAGGTATAGTAGATTTATTATTTATACATATTATTTTCCCCATTTAATCCTCCTTTATATACCATTCACCCTCAAATATTTCTACTGGAGAAATAGGGTATTCGTTTTGATCTTTTAATATAGATTCATTACTATATATTTTATACTCACTTTTATGCTTCATATCTGCTGTATCTATCCATATACAATAAATCTCTTTCCCATAAGCTTGTATAGCTTCTTTAAAAGAAACTTTCTTATCTTTTTTAACTAATTTAAATTTCATATTTAATATATTCCTTAAACAAACATCACTTTTAACCCATCTATTCTCATCTTCCTTATAATATAAATCATTATTTGAAATTTTATAAAACATATTATATTGATTTTTAATCTCTGTTTCTTCTGGGAACTCCATAATTTCCATAATATTATATTCTCTATCATAATCTATTTTATTATCTATCTCCCATTCTATAACTTTATATCCGTTATCTAAATAAAAACTTTTATTGCTATATTGAAGATGTTCACAATTATTAAAATTATAAGTATAGCAAGTATCATAACCTTTATAATATATATAATTTTCTGCTGATTTTCCATCACCCCAGCTTAATCCTCTTTTATAACATTCCTTCAAAAAATCCTTTGCTTTTTCTTCCGTATCACAATGTACAGCTATTTTACATTTTTTAAACTTTTCCCAATCAAATTTCATATTATCTTCCCCTTTAAATTTAATATCTTTAATAGCATTTTCCCAACATTCTTTACAATCTTTACATAAATCACAAACTGTCTCTAAATCTACATCACTGGGACAACTTATATCATAACCAGTAAAAAGGCTATCTTCACAATTTTGTAAAAATTCTTCTCTAGTCATTTCCTTAGCTATTTTATTTATATCCATTTATTTATCCTCCTCATAAATTGCCTTACTTATTTCTCTTTCTAAATACCAAACCGCCTTTTCTAAGTCCTCTTTCTTATTTCCTTTGTGTTCTGCTCTAGCTATATACTTAATTGCATTACCTAAGTTAAAGTTTAAATTCCAATCTTCTATTACATCTGTAGTCTCAAACTTCCCACTATTATAGTGTTTAGGGTGATTTACCATTGTTTCATTATCCATAAATACCTCCGTATTACTTTATTAATACTCTAGTACAGTTTAGGTGTAGAAGTTTTGTTTCTACACCTATTTTGTTGTACTTAATATATTTGTAATGCGACATATCTTGTTCATATACATCAATAGTAATTCTTTTTAACCCATTGTCTAAATGAATCTATCTTTACAGTTCTTTCTGTATTTGTATCGTCTATATAACGCACTTTCGTACCATCTGACGTTTCAAGTACATCAAGTACGGTTCTGGAGTATCCTTTAAAGTTCTTATATACTCCTCCTTTTACTATATCTAATGGTTTTATAATATACTCAACACCTTCTAATTTAGCCATCTTGGTATCTCCCTTCCTTATTGCATATAAAATTCATATTTCGACCTAATTAATAACCTTATCAAATTGATTTATACTCTCTAGTATTTCTTCTCTCTTTCTGTATGCTGTTGCCCTAGCACCTGCATACATCATTTCAGCTATGCATGGTACACTTCTACATTCCTTATATTTAAGTTTTACAAACTCTTTAGCTTCCTCACTTAACATATTAATATTATAATTAATAGATGCTGTCTCTCTTTCTAGCTGTCTTATTTTAGCTCTATTCTTCAATATCTTTTTCCTTATTAATTTCCACTCATTTTCTAATTTGGTAATTTGATGTTCTATTTCTCTGTCGCAATGACTTGATATATTTGACGTTTGGACTCTTTCTGAATAGCTTATCGAAATGTTTTCTTCTTCTATTTCTATATTAGTTTCCTGTATATCTCTTTTTATTCTTTCTTTTTGTTGTTCTAATCTACAACACATATAACTAAGTTTTTCTATTTCCTTTAGATTTCTATAATAAACATATAACATTCTTTCTGTCTTTTTAAAGGTTTCTTTATTCATTTAACGCCTCCTCTGCTATTTTAATTGTTGCTTTCCATAATGCTTGTAACAAATCATGTTTGTATGTCCAGATATCATCACGATTATAAAAACAAATATTATAACCATTTCTTACATCATAATCCAATTTAAATTTTTCGTTTGTTTTTTCTTCTATAAAATCAATTAGTTGATGCATTTGTAAAAGTGGTATTAAATCTTTCCATACTCCAGATGGATAATACCATACTATTTCAGCCATATCACTATTTTTAATTATTGCTAAATCGTAAACCCTTTTATTTTTAGGTATATTATTCCACCATTCTAATAAAACATTTTGTACTTTTTTAGATTGTTTTAAAAATTCTTCTATACTTATAAAATTCATTTTATTCACTCCCGACTTCATAAGTTATCTTTATTAACTGTTTAACTAAGAGTCTAAATGCTATTCCTATCAAGATAAAACATATTAAATCTGTAAATATACTTACTTTCCAACTATATATTTTTGTTATAGCAAATCTAATTTTAACAGCTAAAACTATAAAATTAATATTTAATCCTGTCCAAACATAATCGGATATTTTATTCCAAATTTTCATCCTTCCTCCTTATACCGCACACATCTTTTTCCTTACAATATTTACAATCATAATTGCAAATTATCCTAGGTTCTTTCTTTACATTTATAACTGCTAAAACTATTGTAATCACTACTATAATTATACTACACAATATACCGCAAATCATTGATTCTGCCTCCTTTTATCTATATTTATTTGTTATTTTTTTAATTTCTTTTAACCTTTTATTTACACGTTTATTATCTGTTAAATCGAATAATATTTCTATTAAATAACTAATTTCTCTAAAATCTTCTACAATCTCATTTTTAACACGTTCCATATTAATTCCTCCTTATTAACATTAACCAACCGTTTATATCCTCTATATAATAATTTTTCTCATATTTCTTTGTTAACCTTACCTTTTCTTTAAAATCTCTATACTTTTTAGTTTGTGCCTTTAGAACCCCCATTTCCATGCTTAACACCCCTTATATTTCTTGTTGAATTTTAAGAATACTTTGGTAACCACTCAATTCTGCTTGTAAGGCTTGTAGCATTTCTTTACAAGTCTTATAAGTTGCTTCTGCTAAATCTCTTTTAAACTTTAATTCTGCTGTATTTCCTCTAGCTATGTCGGGTATCAATGTAGCTTGTACTTTCTGCTCTCTTAACAACATAATCTCTTTTCCTAAAGCTAATCTATATTCCTTTTCAGCTTCTGCATACTCCTTAGCTTTCTTGCCTAGAGTATTAACACCATCTTCTATTCTTCTACTTGTGTCCCATATAGCTTTTGTTAGTTTCTGTAGCTCCATTATGCTTCCTCCAAAATAACTTCTACTCTTGGATCCTCTCCATACCATTTGCTTATGCCACAAGTAACAATTTGTTTATCATCATCATAAGCAAAACTATTAAGACTATCTAAAATAACTTTTGCTATATTGTCTACATCTGGTTTTTTAGTTGGTCTTTCTATTCCTAGCAACATATAATTTTTCTTTATCTTGCTTGTATTTTTAGGTATTGGATAATAAGCCATTATGCTAGCTGCAATTTTTCCTGTAAGCTTTTCTCCCTTGCATTGTTGTTGGTAACATAGTTTTACCCAATTCTCATAATTAACTGTTTTAGAAGGTGTGTGTACACTTCCAGTCTTACCATTAAACCTCGGTCTTTGCTTTCCCATTGGCTTCCCATCTATAACTATCTTCATATCTGTTTTACCTTCCTTCCATAATTCTTTTTCATAACTCTATCCATGTTGTAAATTGTGTGCATTATATAATCATCTTTCTTTTGTCTTTCTCTATCTCTTCTTCTTTGTTGTAAAAGTATATAAGTTTTCTCTGCCTTTTGTTTGTTATCCATATTAGCCCCCTTACAAAACTCGTTTACCGCCCATACAAGCGATTATTATATCTTCTCTACCAAATACACTACTCTTCTGCCTTATTAACTTACAAACCCCTTCACTGCATTTGTAGATATACCTAGCTTGTCCTTTATTTCTTCTATGTTATAAAAATCTTTATTGAAGGTTTCTTCTAACCAATTTTGAAATTCTAACTTTAATTTTCTATTTAATTCTTTTCCGCATTTCCCGTGTACCCCAAACTTTTCTCTATGATGAACTGGGCAAAGATAAACTAAGTTCTTTTTACATTTAATTAATGCTCTACATTCTGACCTATAAATTACATGGTGTTCTTCCGAGTTAGGTCGCCCACATATTACACATTCTTTCATCCCATCACCCCGTATTACTGTTTTATTACCCTAGTACACTATAGGTATAAAAGTGCCTAGATATATACCTATAGGTACTTAATATATTTGAAATGCGAACTATTTTAATAATTTACCAAGTTCACAATCTTTTTTATGTCCTTGAATATTAGCACTGCCACAAACAGGACAAAATTTATATATTGCTCCACCTATATTCGTAGTGTTTTCTAAAAATTGTAGTTCTTCGAGCATATCACGATATTTTAAAGCAGTTACTATAAGGTCTTTCTCATAGTAGGGACACTCTTTCTCAAAATTTTCACATTCTATACAACCAGATTTTGATTTTTGTTCAATACACGCTTTAGTTTTTAATAATTGTTCCTTATTTAACATTTTGATACTTTCCTCCATCTACCTTCATATTAATTTCAAATTACGAATTAATTTTTATAATAATCTTTCCTTTACTTTTCCAATCTCTACCCAATAGCTTCCTGTTATGTCTGTTAAATTCTTTCTCTAAATCTATATCTTCTTCTTTCTCTAATGTATCTAATATACCAATGCATACTTGTATTACGTCTAGAACCTCCTCGGTTGTATTTTCTATACCACAAGATGTAATTGCATTCATAAGTTCTAAACTCTCTTCTAAAAGCTTCTCACGTTCTTGTTTCAATGTTTCATTTTTATCTAAAATCATTAAATGCATTATTCTTCACTCCCTAAACAAATTTTCTCATTCTATAATTATTTTCTAACCCGTATTTAAATATAACTATATTGCTCTTTTCTAATATCCTACCTGCTAAAGCTTCGTCCAAATCCATTAACATATTTGGTGTACATTCACTGTTGTATATTGTTGGTTTGCTGTTTATATATCTTTGATTTATGATAGGGTATATATGTTTTAAATCAGATTCTTTTAATTCTCCTGTTAATTTGCCTTTCTTTACTTTGTCTTTAAATAGATCATCTATTATAAGCAACTCACACTCTGTATATCGCTTTGTTAATTCCATGTAACTTTCATT